CGACGATACCGGGCAAACGGCAACCTGCCTCGATGACCCTAACTCAAATCTTCTCGCGGGCGTCTACTCGTATCGGTGGGGTGTGTACGACGACACGAACAAAAAATGGGTCAAGCTCGCCGGCGTGCGCACGGTATCGACGCCGGCGGCAAGCCGCGTGCGGATTCAATTCCGCCCACCGACGGGCGGGCTTAACCCGGGGCAAACGTGGCACCTCTTCGTCGCCGGCGTTGACCAGATGATCGAGGGGGCGCATGACCAGCTCCCCAAAGGGGTTGCGGCGGGCAGCTCGGATATTTTCGCGCTCTACGATGACCCGACGGTTGACACCACGGTTGTCCCTATCCCGTCGACCGTGCAGCGCCACGGGTCGCATATGTGTGTACACCGCGGGTGCGTCTACGGGGCCGGGGGCGCCGGCTCGGAAAACCGCCGCGTATGGTCGACCTCGGTACTGATACCCGGGCTCGAGCAAACGAGCCTTGACCAAGGCGTCTTTTTTCCGGCGACGGCCCTCACCCGTGACTTGGGCGACCAAGTGACCGGGCTTGCCGTCGTGCCGCAATCCTCGGGCAGCATGCAGCCGTCGGCGCCGCTCGCCATCTTTACCCCCGTATCGACGTGGCTCTGGCAAGGCGATTTGTCGAGCGATGACCCAGGGGCGAGCTTGACGCAGATCTCCGCCGAGATTGGTTGCCCCGGCGATAAGAGCATTGTCGCAACGCCGGTCGGCGTGATCTTCTGCGGCAAGCGGAGCGTGTATCTTTTGAGCCCCGCGGCCGCCGAGCCCCGCGATATCGGATGGCCCATTGAAAGCGCCATCCGAAACATTCCCGAGGAATCGCGCGAGCTATCGTGGGCAGTATTCCACCGAGGGTTTTACAAGCTCGCGATTACGCAAGCGGGGCAAGTAATCCCGAGTGCGCAATGGTGGCTCGACCTCCGCCACGGGCTTACCGATCCGCCGGCGTGGTGGGGGCCGCATACAACACCGGCGTACACGGCAAGCGTGCGGATCCAGAATCACCCGGCCGAGGATGATCGGCAATGGGCGGCGCTCGGCGCCGGGCAAATCTTGCTGCTCGACCAAGCGGGCCAATATATCGAGGACGGGTCGCCGCCCGTGCCGATTCGCTCGAGGGCGGTTACCGCGTACCTCGACGACGGCACGCCGCTTGTGCCCAAGCTCGCCAAGCGTGCTCGCGTCGTCGGGCGCGTCGAGACAGATACGGCGCTCGTCGTGACCGTATCGGGCGACGAGGCGGTTAGCTCGAGCGGCGTGCTGATCTTGCGCGCGTCACTCGGTGGGCAATGGGATATTTCGGAATGGGATACCGCGCAATGGGTAGTCGCCTCGCTCGACTTAGAAGAGTTTGAGCTACCGGTGCCCGAGCTGCGCGCTCGAGCCTTTCAAGCGACGCTCGAACATACCGACCCGGTGCGCCTCGACCTCCGCGATTTCGAGCTACGCGTACAACCGTCGGCGAGGGAAACGCGCTAAAAACATGCCACAGCTCACCCGACCGACTAAGCAAGGCGGCGCGACGACGTACCAGGGCAAGGTTAGCGCCGGGTACAAGAATATTCTCGCGTCGGAGATGGATGCCGACCTCGATACGATTTACAGTGCATGGAATACCGGCGTCACGGGCGACAATATCGCTCCCGGTGTCATCACAGGCGATAAGCTCGCGCCGGGTGCAGTCGGTACCCGTGAATTGGCCGACGGCGGCGTACAAACGATTGACATTGGCGACGGTCAAGTTACGACGCCGAAGATTGGCGACCTACAAGTAACCACCGGCAAGATCGCGCTACTAAATGTGACCGGTGCGCAGATCGCGAATAGTACGATCACGCAAGCCAAGCTCTCGGGGCCGATTACGCCGAGCTCCGCGGCGGGCGGCGATTTAAGCGGCACCTATCCCAACCCGGCCATCGGCGTGGTGCAGGGCGGTTTACTTCAGGTGAAACCGCGGGGTGTCGTTGCTTGTGCGCCAGCCTACGCCGAGTTTCGGGGAAATTATACCGGCGATAACGCGTTCGATAATACGAAAGCGACCTGGCTAACGCGCCTGGATTATGGAAATGACGCGTTTCTCATTGTGCGTGCCCCGGCGCCGGGTACCTCGTTTAGCTCGCCCTTCCAGGTTCGAGGAAGCGATGGCAAGACGGTTTGTACCCTTGATGACCTCTCGGTCCTTAAGGCTATGCTCGCCGTCGGCGCGACGGCGTATGATTACCATGTATCCTCGGGAGCAGGACCAGGACTTACGTTAGGGACGGAAATTCTCTGTATCGAGGGCACATTCTCCTCCCGGGGCGGCCCGTTCCTCATATTGGCGGTATTGAGCGGGCATCTCGGCGTCGCGTCGTCCGGTGCCAATGTCACGTTGACGGCGCGTATCCGGCTCGACGGAACGGCCGGCGTGGCGACGGACGGAACGATCTATTCAACGCAAGGCAGTACCCAGCTCGCGACCGCGACGGGTGTTGCGGTCATGCCGTTTGGCTTGACGTCTCTTGCGGGCGGAACGGCACTATCGGCGGGAACGCATCGTGCCAAGGTCACTTGCACGCTTGGGGGTCAAGCGGTGGCTGCTAGCGCCGTCGATACGGGGACGCTTATTCTGCTTGAGCTTTCATAAGATGCGCCGATGATCGTACGCCGCGCCATTTTTGCCGACGTGCCCGCTATCCGCATTGCGTTCGGGCACCTCGTTGCCGAGCTAGAGGCGCACCGGCTCGTGCCGTATCCCGAGCATGACGCGCAAACGCTCGACGACTTTACGGTGCACATTGCGGGCCGAGTGCAAGTCGACCCCCGTCTTTTGCTTTACGTCGCCCTCGAGGATGAGAGCCGGGCGCTGCTTGGGTTTCTCGGCGGCGAGGTAAGCGAGCGCGTGCTCGGGTACCCGACGCGCTTTGGTGCCGCCCATTGGCTCTACGTCGCCCCCGGGGCTCGAGGGCGCGGCGTTGCCCGGGCGCTCGAGCGTACCGCATGCGTCGACCTTGCGACCATGGGCATAACGCACGTCGAGCTAGCGTCGCTCACCGGCGACGAGCAATGGCTTAAGCGAGGATGGTACCCGTACCTCATCCATTTTGTCTTGCCGCTCGAGGCAGTCGTAGCCGGGGCCGCCGAGCGTATCTCGCCCGCCGTGCTCGAGCCGGTGCCGGCGCTCGAGGTGCCCGCCGCCGAGATAGCGCCGCCCCTCGAGGTATCGGCAAATGGGAACGGCGCAGCGCCGCACAAGGCGCCGGTGCGTCGTCGGAAACGCCGCAAGCGTCGCAAGGTGCCCCGCCGCTCGCCGACGGTTGCCAAGGCGGAGCCATGCGCCTAGTGCGCCGCGCCGATGCCCGCGACGTGGGCACGCTCTCGAGCATGCTCGGGGAGCTGCTCGCCGAGCACCAAGCGCGGCACCCTGAGACATACCCTCGGGTCGACCCGGTCGCGGGCGCGGCGTTTTATGGTGCAGAGTGGGGCCGGCGCCTCGGCGTCGACCCTACGTGTAACGTGTGGCTCGCCGCCGACCGCGATATACGGGGCTTTTTGGCGGGTGAGGTATGGGCGCGGCCGGTCGGCGAGCCACCGTCGGCTTTCTTCGTCGAGTGGGTATACGTCGTGCCCGAGCATCGCAAGAGCGGGATTTGCCGCGCCCTCTTTCGAGATGGCTTGCTGCCCTATTGTCGGCGCAACGGTATCGACGTTGTCGAGGGCCGCACGGTACCCGGCGACACGCAATGGACGCGCCGAGGATGGGCGACGGTCGCCCATTCGGTTATGCGCGGCGTCGACGCGCTGATGCTCGACGTCGCCGAGCGCTCGGGCGATAGGGCGCTCGAGGGGGCGAGGCAATGAGGCTCGACGACTCGAGGCGTTACCACCGGCACGCTCGCCCCGAGCGGGTGCGCTATTTTGGCAAGAATGAATCGAGCACGTCGATTCAGTCGCCCTATGGTGCGCTCCCGACGACGGTAGCGGGGCGTATTAACCGCCAGCAGCTAAGCCCGCTGCTTATGGGGCTCGGGCTCGGCACCGGACCTCGAGCGCAACGCTTGCAAGCCGATATCCAAAGCGGGCGCGCCTCGGGGCCGCTCGCCTCGGCTATCCGGCAAATACAGCAATACGCCCCTGGCGTGATTAGCGGCGCAACCGATATCGGCCGGCGGGTAGCGGGCCAAGGTGAGCAAGCCGTCAACGCCTTGCAAACGTCCATTACCGGCGCCGAGCAGATGATGCCCGAATGGATGGCGGCGACCCGGCAAGGGTTAACCGCGGCGCAGCAAGGCTTAACCGGCGCGCAAGATCTTTACCGCCAGTATCAGGGAATGTTACCGGGCTTGCAGCAAACGGCGGCGCAAGGCACGGCGGGGGCGCAGTCGGCGCTCGACCTCGCCCGCGGCGCCGCGCAAGGGCCGGCGCTAACGGGCGCACAAGACGCCTTGTCTCGAGCACAAGAGCTACTCCGCGGCGGGTCGGCGCAAGCGGGCGGGCAAACCGCCGTCGACTTAGCGACGCGCTACGCGCAGCAAGCGGCGTCGCCGATACAAGGCGAGGATCTGTACCAAGCGGCCGCCCGGCGGGTCATGCAGCAAGTACAACCGGGCTTAGCTGCTCGAGGGCTCGAGGCGGGCGGCGCCGGTGCGCAAGCGATGACTGAGGCGCAACGGAACCTCGCCTATCAGTTTGCCGCCGACCAAGCGGCAAACCGGCAAGCGAGCTTGCAGGGCTTGACGGGGGCCACAAGTAACCTCGGCAATTTGCAGCAAGGCGCCATTAGCGGCGTCAACCAAGCCGCGGGCAACG